GCCTACTAAGTTATGTAAAGAGTTAAATTGTTCAACAGGTCCTGGATCAGGATCTGCGATATTTGCAATTGCAAAGCCTTTGCCATTTAATCCTCCGCCTAAACTTGGACTATCGTCTGTTTCTAGTTCAGATGATGTAGACGCAATTTCTAATTGTCCAGTACCGTCTCCGTTATCTGTGATGTTAATACCAATACCAAGACCGCCTACGACATCATAAGCGTTGACAATATCACCAGTATTAGCTACTACAAATATTTGTTGAGCTGAATACTCTTTAGGAAAATCGTCTAAGTCTTTACTGGTTATGCGATCTCCATTATTGAAGATCGCATATAAGTCTCTAAAGTTTTCGTTAACTTTTCTGAACGACTCTCTAATACTATCTCCGGTTCCGTCATTTCCAACGACACCTATATCGATAACTCTTCTAGACATGTGTAACCCTTTTTATTAATATCATGAAACGGAAAAACTAGATCCGCAGCCGCATGTAGTTTGAGCATTGGGATTTTTGATGATAAATTGCGAACCCGAAATGTCTTCTACATAATCTACTTCTGCACCTTGTACGTACTGTGCGCTCATTGCATCTACAACAACATGCACTCCATAAGATTCAATCGCAAAATCGTCGTCGTTTTGAATTTCGTCTAAGGTGAATCCATAACTGAATCCAGAACATCCACCGCCTTGCACAAACATGCGAAGTTTTAAATCATTATTGCCTTCATCTTTGACTACTTCTTTAATCTTATCAGCAGCTGATTTAGTAATTGTAAGCATTCTTTACCTCGTTTAACATATTTATTCAAAAATTTTATAATCTTAATGTAAATAAAATTATGTATCTAGGCGAAGAAAAAGAGAAAAAACTCTATGTTAGAAAAAGCAAGTTAGGCCAAGATCATGAATATACTAGAACAGTATCTTTAGCTATATTCGTTTGTGATAGCTGTGGAGAGATTTTTAAAAGACCTAGAGGAGCCATGGACCCAAAACGTCTAAGTGACAATTATTTTCACTGTTGTTCTGGATGTGATAGTAAAAGATTTGCTCAAAAAAAGGGTGTTGAGCGTCGATTAATTTGGGATATGCCTGCTAGTAGTACCTTGCCAATAAGCCGATTTTAACGTATTATTGTATTATTACTTACTAAATATTCCACAAGGAGATTGCTATGGAAATCATTATTGCTATTGTGGCGCTGGCTATTATTGTCTATGTTGGATACAAAGTACTTAACGCAGATAAAACAGACGGAAGCCATCCTTTGGATGCTACTACTCAAGCACCTTACAAATTGGAACCTAAACTATCAACTACTAAAACTGATGGTATTGGGCACGAGTCTGTTCCAGTACAACCAACAATATCTAATGTTTTAGATGTTAATGGGGACGGAAAGGTTAATTTGGAAGATGCTAAAGAAGTAGTTAAAAAGGCTAAGAAAAAAGCCAAAGAAGTAAAAGAAGAAGTTGTAGAAACTGTTAAAAAGACTAGAGGCCGCAAGCCTAAAGCAGAATAATAAAAGGGCTCCTGGAGCCCTTTTATTTTAAGTGATTGTTATAAAATTCAAAACTAGCAAGATTTTTTCCCTTCGATTCTGCCATGATATCAAATTGGTCACTAAAACTAGCTGCCCAATCGTTCACAGGTTTGTTCCAATAAAAATTACTGTGGGCCCGCAACTTCTGTTTTTTATATCCCTCTGTTAGCAGTTGCTTATGGTCAGGCATTATGTCTACAGAATGCTCAACAAGTACATCCTCACGGCTAACACTATAATGACAGACAGGACGCAGCCCGCGCCAACTGTCAATAACACGTTGAACCCTATGGTCATCAGGTCTGATATACTCTCCTTCACGGATCCAGTGGTGGTGTATATCCAAAACAATAGGCACAAGGTCGCTAATACGTAGGCAGTCGTCAAGTCCATAACTTATTTCTTCGTTTTCAATTGTGAGTGTGTTACGTGCTTCGGGGCTTAGTCTCTGATAGGCAGCACGAAGACCATCAGTGCCGGCTCTGCCGGCTATGTGTACATTAATTTTAAAATCTTGGAATGTCTTGCCATAGCCCATCCAACGAGCCATGTCTACGTGATATTCAAATTCGTCGATACTACGGGTGACAATATCTGGATTATCGCTTGCCAAAACGCAAAATTGGCCTGGGTGAAAAGATAAACGCACGTCACGGCTACGAGCCAACTCACCCACTTGGCTAAAGTGTGATTCACAGTAAGTCCTAACGTCATTGCGACGCCAAAAATAACTCCAAGTCCGCTCAGTGTATACTGGTAAAATGTCAGAACTGATACGAACCATTCTAAGTCGTTCATTTAAATCTCCCACTCGTTGAACGAGTAATCTAGTTGTTTCAATATTTTGGACCATAAGGTCCCATAGTTTTTGTTCAGCTACTTCTCGACTTTGACGATTAAGCCAAGCCACAGTAGTAGTACCGGTATTGTATTTTTTACAATCGTCTTTTGGTTTGATACCATTCACTTGATGGGGATGGTCAATCCATTTGCAGGCAAAGCCTATGCGTTTATTCATAAGCTTATTATAAGCGTTTTATCTCCAGTTGTCAACAACTATTGGGTCTTGCACTTCCGAAGGTTTTGGATCGCCGTGAAATACTAACATTTTGGTGTCAGGACGAATTATTGGATTAGCTACATTTTTAAAGATTCGTTTATTGTCTACTCTGACAACGTCTTGCCTATTTCGTATTTCCCACTTGTAGCTCTGCATCCATGCATCGGGCCAAAAACTAAAGTTCTTTTTAACTTGGCTATAAATCCAATCTTGATCTCCGTGCATACGTTTCATTATAGAAGTATCTTTTATAAAGTTGTCCCAAACGTAGTTATGAGTATCTTTTTGAAATTTAAACACGCTACTATTAAACTTGTTCCAGTCTTTAACTGTGCTTCTATTAAAATCGCGTATGATACAAAAGCTTTCGGGTCTATAAGACCATAATTCGTCGAAGTTGTTTATAATAACAATATCTAAGTCTAAAAAAAGAATCGTGCCTGTTAAAGGTAATTCACTGCTGAAGACCCAGGGTTTGTACCACCACCCTTGAAGACTAAGATATTTAGGTATAGATATATGTTTAATATCTGGATTTAATCCGCTAGGATCTTCTGTGATACATGCGAACCCAGATAAAGTTTTGCTATTTCTTTTACACATATTGTATAGTTTGTTTACATAATCTGAACTATACTTAGTACCGTGTTTTAAGCAAACTATCCACTTATCCATTAACCGCCTCGTACACTCGTTTAATACTGACTAGCAAATCCTCTAACTGATCTAATGGAATCATATTCGGACCATCACTAGGAGCCGAATCTGGATCTTCGTGTGTTTCAATAAACACAGCACTAACCGAACCTGTGGCTACAGCAGCCCTCGCCAAGTACGGTACCATGGATCTATCTCCACCTGAACTTGTTCCCATTCCGCTAGGCTGTTGAACACTGTGTGTACAATCAAATACCACGGGATAACCAGAACGTTCCATAATAGGTAGACTGCGCATGTCAACCACAAGATTATTGTATCCATGTGTTACTCCTCTTTCACATAACATGATGTTATGGTTGCCAGTAGAAGCAACCTTTTCAGCAGCCTTGGCAGCATCTCCAGGTGCCATAAACTGTCCCTTCTTTATATTAACAGCTAGTCCTGACTCCCCTGCTGCCAATAATAAGTCAGTCTGTCTAGAAAGAAATGCAGGTATCTGTAATACATCTATACCAGCAGCACGACAAGGACTAGCTTGATCAGGATGATGAATATCTGTAAGTGTGGCCACATTTAAATTCTGTTTTACACCGTACATAATATCCATGCCTTCTTTGATTCCAGGACCTCTTTTAGTACTGATACTGGTACGATTGGCTTTGTCAAAACTGCTTTTATAAATGAAATTCATGCCTAGACGATGTGTTATTTCTTTTACAGCACCTGCGATCATTATGGCATGTGTTAATGATTCGATTTGACAAGGACCAGCAATCACTGTTAATGGCTGGCCTTTGCCTATCTCAAAGTCTCGTAGTTTAATCACGCAAATAAGTCCTCATTCCATTCACGATGTCCTTCTCTAAACGCCATATTACTCTGCGTTTCACGCACTTCAACTCTATAACACCACAGGCGTTCAGCCTCACCTGGTCCCCAATTATCTGGAATATA